AACTTCCTCTTTCTTTACAACAACTTCCTCCTCTTCCTCAGCCTCTTCCTCAGCCTCTTCCTCAGCCTCTTCCTCAGCCTCTTCCTCTTCCTCTTCCTCTTCCTCTTCCTCGGCTTCCTCTTCCTCTTCCTCTTCCTCTTCCTCTTCTTCTTCTTCTTCAGCTTCCTCTTCTTCTTCTTCTTCAGCTTCCTCTTTTTCTTCTTCTTCTTCTTCTTCTTCTTCAGCTTCCTCTCCTTCTGATTCAACAACTTTTTCCTTTTCCATTTCCTTTCCCACTTTTTCCATTTCCTGTTCCACTTTTTTAATTTCCTCATCCACTTTGTTTATTTCCTCATCTACTTTTTTAATTTCTTCATCTACTCTTTTCATTTCCTCATCTTCTTCTTCTTGCTCCTCCATTTCCACGTTTACAACAACCTCTACCACTAATTCTTCTTCATCCTCGGCTTTTCTTTTTCTCGAGACTTTGGTTTCTTCTCCTTCAAGTGGATAAATAGGAGCGCACGGATACGCTTTTCTCAGTTTCTTTCTAGGGTTTTTATTTTTGGTATGGCGCGCGTGTAAGAACTCATGATAGTCTTGGATAACCGTTTCCAAAAGTGAGATCTTCTCTTGCAACTGTTTGCATTCCAGACGTTTATGCAGATATTTTCTATCAGACTTTGCTGAAAGACAAATCATTTGGTTAATCAAAGATTCCATTATTGTTGTGTATACCCTTAGTTTATGCTTTAAATACATTCATTTTAATGCATAATCAATTTTTTGTATTTTAAGAACCAACTCCGAAATTGTCACGCAAAATGCTATTTCGGTTAGGTGCAGAACCTTTTTCGCTCTGACGTTTCACTTTATAATTGCCTCGTGTTTGCGTATACGGTGTATTATTAAACAATGTTTTCTCGTTATCTTCATGGATTTCCGGTAAGACTCTTGTCATTGGTTTATCCACACATAACAACATATAATTAGACTTGCACATTTTCCTATATTCTTGAATAGACATGTTACCATAGTATTTTTCTAAAAAATAAAATGGGCAAACCGCCGGTTTAATATTAGTTCCATCAGTACTGTAATAATAATTAATCAGTTGGTACGACTCAATCTTTGCGGAATCATCCATTTTCATATTATTAAACAAGTAAGCAACGGAACATTCTGGGCTACAAAACGACCCATTGCCCAAGTAACCTCCTTTCGTCGATTGTTCAATCACAAAACAAGTCTCCGTGTCGAAATCATAAGTACACCAAAAACAAGCCGACTTTTTCACTTGTTCTTTTTTATAAAAGGTCAGTTTAAGTTCCCTGATTTTACTTTTCAAATCTTCGTTTGAAATATTTTCTTTCTCTTCCTTGGTTCTAGGAATGCTCTGCACGGTAACTTTATCGTCGCTCTCAAACGTTTCGTAATTTTTATTCGATTCGAATGGCTGAATTTCTTGCGGGACATCGGGTTTGTAAACAGAATGATCGCTCTGGAAAATTTTATGTTGGAGATAACTGTCAACATCACTCATAAAACAATTCAATTCAAGAATGATATGACGCTTACTTTTACTAGATTGGAGACTTTGTTGTAGAATAGTTTGCAATGATTGTAATTTAATTTCTTGAATTTTTTTACCCTTCTTGGTCGGTTCTTCTTCAGTATTTGCTGCAACCACATTTTTTCTCCTTCCCCTTTTTTTTGGCGGTTCGCTACTCATTTAGTATAGAAACTGGTATTTCGCTTTTAAATACATTCTTAAAACACTTTTTCCATATAAATGTATTTTCATGTGAAATAAAAAGATGGACATTAAAAAGAAGCATGAATTTTCAGTTCCGTGGTGTGAGAAATATAGACCGATGTCATTCAAGCAAATTATTCTCGAACCTATTAACCGTACCATTTTCGACAATATTCTTGAAAAAAACACATTTCCGAATATATTGTTTTACGGTCCTCCTGGTGTGGGAAAAACTACATCGGCAGACAATCTGATTATCGCCTATCAGAAAAAGTTTTTCAGACCGAACCGTGAAACGATTATTCATTTGAATGCATCCGACGAACGTGGAATAGAAATGATACGGAACCAGATCAATAATTTCGTGAAAAGCAACAACATGTTCGAAGAAGGTTTAAAATTCGTGGTCCTAGATGAGGTAGATTACATGACGAAAAATGCCCAACAAGCATTAAAAAATCTATTGCAATCGAAATACACAAATGTGCGGTTCTGTTTGATTTGCAATTATATTTGCAAAATCGAAGAATCATTGCGAAACGAATTTATTTGTATACGGTTCAACCATTTGCCGAGAGACGAAATCGACGTATATATACAAAATATCATTGAAAACGAAAAAATAGACATGGACCCACATTTTTTGAATACCATCAAACGCACGTTTCAGTCGGATATCAGAAGTATGGTGAATTTTTTACAGTTGCATTACAATGATAAAAAGGGCAATGATGATGGCAAAGGCAACTCTGAAGATATCTGGATCAAAATGCACGGTTTGTTTATAGAACAAGACGAAGAAAAAGTGGAACGGTTTGTGGAAAATCTTTGCAAGTTACAATTAGATGTGCCGCAATTATTGAAACAATATTTTTATTTCATGACTATATACGATGACAGTTTAATTTGTCATGACTTTTTAAACATTGCGGAATGCGTAAATCATACTCGGTTTTGTGAAGAAAGTCTCTTGATTTCATATTTTATACAACAACTATTGCACTTTTACAAAAAATTGAAGTAGTGAAAAGTATACTTTGAAAAGTTATATAAGTGTTCTTTTTTAAATCATACATACATCATGGTATCAATTGACGATGAGTGGAAACAATTTCTCATGAATCACAACTCGCCAGATAGCTGGGGAGTGAATCATATATTCGTTCCCGAATGTGTTACAGATGATTCGATGGAATCGAGCGATTCCGACAACGATGAAGACGATGAACATCCTGTTATTGAAAACAGTAGAAATCCATGCGAAGAACTATACATCTCAACTCAAACCCAAATCTTCTTTTTGAACATTCCTTATATCGACGTGGATACTATTTTCTGGGATACTCCGATTGTGTTTTATGGCACTCCGCAAAATGGGGTTCTTAAAAAACAAATGAGAATAGTATGCAGCGAAAAAGAAGAGTTTGAAACATATCAAGCAAGACTTAAAACATATCAATACTACACCGAAAAAATTATGAAACAAATCGATAACCCAAAAGCCCGTAAAATCAAATACAGAGACGTGCGAAAACTTACCATTGGAATTTCTAAAAAAGACATTATGAACTGTCACGGGAAAAACAAAAATGCGTTTATTAATTGCTTTGCCATGATTATGCGGGTGAAATTCCAAAATAAATTCCATGAAGTTCATGTAAAGGTTTTCAATACCGGGAAAATGGCCATTCCCGGAATCGTCAACGAAAGTCTTCTCGAAGAAACGAAAAAAGTATTATTATCAGTGTTGCAACCGCATTTCAAGGAATCGCTGTCTCTTATTCCAGCGGACAAGTCGCCCATGGTGAAACGGCTGGTTCGAGGTAAAAAGAGCAAGGGAAAAGAAGACGAAATAACCACGAAAAGTCATTTCGAATATGTCCAACCCAAGGGAAATGTTCTCATAAATTCTAATTTCAATTGCGGATATTATATTCAACAAGAGAAACTAAAACACATTTTGAGAGATAAATATAAATTGAATCCTTCCTACGATCCAACAATGTATCCCGGTGTGAAGTGCAAGTTCTTTTACAACAACATTCTTCCTGAAACAGAACAAACGGGCTATCTGAGCGAGGCCGACCAAAATGTTACTATGACGGAATTGGACGAATTAGTAAAGGAAAAATATACCAAGGTGTCTTTCATGGTGTTTCGAACGGGAAACTGCTTGATTGTAGGCAACTGTTCAAAACCGATTCTTTGCTTTGTGTTTGAATTCGTTAAAAATATACTCATGGTAGAATACGAAAACGTCAAGGCATTAAACGAAGTGCCCGTCGTTAAAATGAAGAAGAAGAAACCAAGGAAAAAGGCAGTTACTTTTTCGAGAAAGTATTATGATGACATATATGTAGTTAATTGAAAAAGGATTTAAAGTAGTATTTTTGACATATAACAAACAACCGAAAAAAATGGCTTCTACCGAGGTTACGCTAGACGAAGGGCATAGACTACCTACTGATAAAACGCTCCAGAATGCAGCCAAATTGTCAATTGTGGAAGACCGTCCAATTATGATGGACTATTGGACTAGTTCGCTTGAAAAAACCGTCATGATTGGTGTTCGTAACGACGAAAAGAAGATGTTGATTAAAAATGAGGAGGAGTATACTTCTTACATTGAAAAGATTTTCCGTATTAATGGAAAAGACTTTATTATTCTGACGGAAAATTCAATTTATATCGTCGACAAGGATATTCCGACGAAGAAAATCAGTTTCAACACGGATACTGACTAAGGGTTAGAAAAAATCATCTGTTTCCAAAAAATAGATGATTTTTTGTGGTTATGCTAATATTTCCAGTAACTGACTACGTTGCGTGTCATCAATCGACTTGGGGAATTCTATTTCAAATTCAATAATCAAATTTCCGCATTCATTATTATCCAGCATCATACCGAGTCCAGCTATCACCCGATTATGTCCCGGATGAATCACTTGATTGTTATTCGATAATCGCAGGGTTTTCCCACTTACATGTAATATTTCAAGCGAAAACCCACACAAAGCTTCTTTAAGAGAAATCTTGGATTTATATATCAAATCATTCTCTCTTCTCGTGAAAAACGGATGGTCGTCGATATGAAACGTCAGTTCGAGATCACCCCTTTCATTGTTTTCAATAGACCCTAAATCTTTTAAAATAATCTTTTGCCCATGTTTTATCCCCCTTGGAATCGGAGCACTTACCCGTTCTTTTACTGCACCATCAATTTCGATTTCAATCGTTGCTCCATGGAACGCGCTTTCGAGAGAAACATGAATCGTTTTCATAACTGGGTCAGGTCTTTTTCGTGCAAAAACATTTCGCCCATTGTGAAATACTTGAATATTCGGTCCTCCTTGGCCATGCATCACGTGAACGCCTCCACCATGAAAAAACTGCTCGAAAATATGATCCATATTTATGGGGCCACCTCCATGATGGACTTGTACCCCTCCAAATGGAAACCCGCCTGGAAATGGGAATGGATGTCCAAACGGGTGACCTCCTCCTCCACCTCCGAATTGTTTTTGGTGATCATATTCTTTCCGTTTTTGTGAATCGCTCAATGTTTCATAAGCATCACTAATCTCTTGGAATTTTTCCTTTGCATTAGCGTCGCTGTTTCGATCTGGATGATATTTGAGACTGAGAGAACGATATGCTTTTTTAATCTCCATTTCATTTGCATCAGAAGACACTCCGAGGACCTCGTAAAAGTCAGTTTTGGACATAATAATATTATTAAAAGACGAAAAGGTTTATATACATAATTTGTATAAACACAAATGAAAGAGCAATTTATCAATAAATACAAGCCTTATTATATAGCCGATTTCAAACTTAATAAAGAAACGGAACAAACATTACAAACGTTTCTGAAAATGAACGACATTAATCTATTATTATACGGAAATACTGGTTGCGGGAAAACAATGATTTTGGAAAGTCTTATCCGAGAATACTACGAATTGGGACCAAACGATGCTTTTCCAAACTACAATATCATGTATATTAATAATTTGACGGAACAAGGAATCGGGTTCTATCGAAACGAAATGAAAACATTTTGTCAGTCACAAAGTATTATCTACGGTAAAAAGAAAATGATTGTGATTGACGACTTGGACAATGTCAATGAACAAAGTCAACAAGTATTCCGAAACTACATGGACTCTTATAAACGTAACGTTCATTTTGTCGCAGTTTGTACAAATATGCAAAAAGTGATTGAAAGTATTCAGTCACGCGTGCACATTATCCAAATCCGACCTTTGAATTTACCAGAAATAAGAAATCATTTGGATCACATTGTATCGAAGGAAAATCTAGTCGTAAACGACGAGTGCAAAGAATATTTGCTCAGTGTCTGTAATAATTCCGTACGAGTAATGATCAACTATTTGGAAAAGTTGAGCATTATAGGATTACCCATAACATTACAATTATGTAAGGACACTTGTTCTTACATGTCTACACAGCATTTCGACGATTATTTACAGGCATTCAAGAGTCGGGACTTGAAAAAAGCAATACACGTGTTTCATGATTTATATCGCGCAGGATATTCGGTTATTGATATTTTCGATTTCTTTTTTACTTTTCTGAAGAGCACTTCTCTCGTAAATGAAGATATCAAGTATAAAATAATTCCGTATCTGTGTAAATATATTACCATTTTTCACACCGTCCACGAAGACCCCATTGAACTCTGTCTCTTTACCAACAGTATTTTTCAAGACATTCAAATATAAAGAAAAAACCGGGAAAACAGTATGAGTAAACGGACCTTTGTAAAGTTACCTCCGCTGGAGCTTTTAATAGATTTATGTGAAGCCCATTTCACGAAAGTAGAATGTTTATTCTACTTGATTGATCCTACTCATTTTCAAAAAATGGTTCACGACAATGCTCATCTGCCTTTTCTAGAAAAATTAATCCCGTATTATCAACCGTCTAAAAGGCATTTTGCGACTCGGCCATTTTCGTATAATTCGTTTGTGAATATGATTAGACAAATTTGTCATGTCCATAATCATCAATTCAAAACGAAAATACATTATGAGCACACCTCGCCCTCTATCTTATATTATATTTCTCTCAAATAATGATTTAGAACCGAAACAAAATACAATATATAGTACATGTATAATGTTCGAAACAAAACAAATACCTTATTTTATCTTTGGGTTAGGAGTTGTAGCCATCTCCAGTTTTTTCGGGAAACGCGTGAAGGATTACTTTTCGAGTCTAGAAAACAAGGATGATTATCATTTGGTGAAAAAGTATGTGTTAAACGATGCTTCTCTTTATGGAGATAACCGTCCGAAAATTTGGGTTCATTCGAAATACGAGGTTAATGCGCGAAAATGGAAAAATTTCCAGTCGCGAAACAGCACTGATTTGAATCAACCTTATCTTTATGTAACTATCCAGAGTATTGTGAATCATTGCGGTGACGATTTTCACATTTGCTTAATTGATGACGATACTTTCGAGAAATTGTTGCCTTTTTGGGATGTCGACCTTTCTATTACTCCAGAACCGATGAGGTCTCGGCTACGCAATATTGCTATGCTCCAGCTTGTGCATACGTATGGTGGGTTACTCATGCCGAATTCATTACTCTGTATTAAATCGTTTGTTGATTTGTACCAAGAATGTATTTTGCAGAACAAACCCATTATTTTCGAGAAACAGCGCAAGTCGGTAAATGGTTCACTATTCGCTCCTGATATTCAAATGGTGGGAGCGAAAAAAGGAGACCCAATTCTGCTTGAGATGATTGAAATGATGAACTCGTATGAGAAAACTGCCCATTATACCATGCAACCTACTATTTTAGGAGAAATCGAAAAATGGTGTTCTGAACAGATTTCTTTGCAACATATGCATTTGATTTCGGGATCGGTTATTGGTATTAAAACGAAAATCGGAAAGCCGATTTTATTGGAAGACCTCATGAGTGATGGGTTTTTAGATGTCGATGATTCAGTTTTATCTGGGATTTATATCCCAAGCGAGGAATTATTGAGTCGTACCAAATTTTCTTGGTTTGCTATTTTACCTTATCATGAATGTTTAAAGGCGAAACCTATTCTCTCGAAATACATGGCGGCTTCAATAGTGGATAGTGTTCGGAGTTTTTACAACAGCAAAAAGGAGTCTTGTAGCATGGTATCTATATAAAGAAAAGTTTTCATAGAACATTAAAAAAGAAGATGAAAAGTTATGTAATGGCCACAATTCGTATTCCTCTTGAAATTGTCGATACAAACTATGAAATTTTAAATGACCGGATTGATATCCAGTTTGAACCCTGTCCTATTTTACCTGAAATACAAGAAAGTAACAAAGATTTGTTACAGTCTCTTTTCTCTGCAAGTAATCTTCCCAAAGAAAACGAAGAAGAAGAAGAAAAAGTCTTAGAAGAAGAAGAACCAGTCTTAGAAGAAGAAGACGTGAGATATAACTTGAAGAAAAATCGAGAGAGCGTTAAAAAAAGACAGCACATATCTTTTAAGAAATACAGACCTAGAATTAATTATACACAAAAGAAATATATTTAAATAGGTCGTCTTTTATACCATATAAAAACATGTATCGTATTTTGTATGGTACTCCTGAAAAAAATATCGATATAACCATTCCATGTCAAACCAAATGTATGAAAAATAACATTATCCGGATACCTTCGAGTGACTTTATGCGAGCCTTTATTTTTACTGATCCTTATGTTGATGTTTTGAAATCCATTTTAATCGAAAAAGGCGATTCGGTTTTTACGTACGACCATACTGTGGTTATATATATTGACAATTCCACTCAAGAGATTTTTACACAAGCGTCTACTCTACCAGATTATATCAAGGCAACTTATCCAGATTTTACAAACGTGTTGAGGAAAATGCACCAACAGTTGAAATTAGATTACGGTTCCTTTCAAGATGAGTACCCTGAACAACTCTTGGCAGTAGAATACATTACAGGAACAGAAAACGTATTAGAGATTGGGGGTAATATCGGTAGGAATAGTCTCATCATTGCCTCGATTTTAAATGAACACAACAATACGAACTTGGTCACATTAGAGTGTTGTACCTCTATTGCCGCACAATTATCACACAACAGAAACAAAAACAATTTATTTTTTCATGTTGAAAATGCAGCACTTTCGAAAACGGATTTGTATCAACCAGACGGCCAATGGCAAACTGTACAATCAAATGTTCCTTTGGTGGGTCATACCAAACTAAATACTATTACATTTGATGAGCTTGAAAAGAAATACAAGATTCAATTCGATACACTAGTCATGGACTGTGAAGGCGCGTTTTATTATATTCTACAAGGTATGCCTGAAATGTTGAAAAATATCAATTTGGTTATTATGGAAAACGATTATAATTTGGTCGAACATAAAGAATTCGTTGACCGATGCTTGATGGATAGTGGTCTGCATCGCGTTCATTGGGAGGCTGGAGGATGGGGGCCTTGTTTTCATCGTTTTTATGAAGTATGGAAACGATGAATGAACTAAAATTCCTTATTTTCGAAAATTCCTGCTTGCTCGAGCTCGACTGCACGCTTTTGAATAGCGGCAAAATTATCGATATTGTACAGTTTATACTTTCTATCCATGAAATCTATAAAGTCCTGTTTGAGTTGTGCAGGTGTCATTGGAGTTTCTTTCGTGAAAATGACGGACCATTCTTTTGTTAATTCATTCATGTCTGGAACTTCTTTTTTGAACAAACGAATAAGTCTGCGGTACAACGGATTATCACATTTTCTGAATTTTGATGGGCTGCCGCCTCCTAGCGTTGCTACTTTGGCCAGTTTTTTCGCGGTTTTCTGATTTGCTTTGTGTTTCTTTGTCGCTTTTTTCGTTTTTCGTTTGTGTTTCTTTTTAAACTCGAAACAATGCAAGATACATGCATCTGCAATAGATAAAAGTAATCTTTCACGAATACCCTTGACACAACTCATTTCATCACTATATGCAGAAATAGTGTCTTCTATAAAATACGTAGCATACTGAAATTGAAACGATTCGGGTTGTCTCATTACAAACTGAAACCATGTGAATATTTCGTTAAGGAAATGTCCATTCAAGACTTCGTTTTTCGCTAACAATAATCTAATTAAAATCTTTTTTAATTTCTTGTATTCTTCTCCTTCACGTAAAGGAGTGTTGTCACGTTTGGCTATGATTTCCGCAAAAAAGAGGTCCAAACCTTTGACTAGTTCGTCAGGGCCTATAGTGGTGAGAATATCCAAGTAAATCCGTCCACCCATCTCTTGAATGATTTTCTCGTAATTTTCTTTAATATTTTCAAATGCATTATGAACTTCAAAAGCAATCCCGAGATGCGCTTCATATTGTGGTCCGGGTCCTTCTTCCTGTTGTCGTAGCTGTTCCTCATAATCTGGATAATTCTGAGCAAGAAATTCCTGTTGTTCCTCTGCAGTCCGGTCAGCAAAGGCATGATGGACTATTTCGAAACCCACCACTGGCGGACTACCTTCAGGTGTTGGTTCTCTTCCTACTGCCCATTGTCGGGGACTCGGATAATTATCATTATATGAATAATTGGGACTTCCTTGATTTCCCCACCATCCATCTGGTGGAGAAGGCGGAGGAGAAATGGAGGGAGGAGTATATCTGGGCATTATACATTATAGTAGACAGAAAAATTCTA